ATCGTGTACAACCGTAAGCTGTCTTAATAAATCTTTCTTATGTTCATGCAAATGTTTGAAATAATTCATTGAATTAAGAAACCATGTTTCAGTATCATATGTGATTGTCTTTGCGTATAACCCTATGACTTCCTCTGCATCAGCAACTGGTGTCATGTTTGTATGCCAATCTAATTCATAATCACCAAATAATCCTTGGTTCCTTTCATCCATCATCTCATTAGTTACTGTCCAAAACAGATCTGAATGTTCTTTATCAGTACACCATATTTCTGGACTCAAGTGATAACCTAAACCTAATGACCACTCAGCATATTCTTCAGGTGTTGCACCACTATCACGTATAACAACCACTCCAGCATGAGCAACCATTCTTGCTATATTATCTGGATCTAAATCTTCTAATGGAATTTCTAAATAAGTTGGTACTACCATTGTGTTAGCGGGGTTAAGCAGAGCCTTGCTCCTGGGTTATCATGCATTCGTCTTCTCCTTTTATAATATGGGTCACCTGATACCGCAAGAAAAAAACAATCAGATGGTAGTAAACTATATTCTTGACATAATTTTAATTGTGTTTCTCTATGTATATGAAACATTTCATCAACAGTAAAGTTACTCATAATAAGATCCATTGTCTTTACAGATGCGTAATTCCAATTTTCAAATTGTTTTAATAAGTGTAATGATTTATGAGGTTTCTTTGTATAGACTAAACCTAATCTATTGCCTACCATACCAAATCCTTTTGAGAAGCTAAACATCACTTGTTCAGTATTTTTTGGTATATGTATTCTTTGTATGGATGTGCTAGATATATATGTACAGTCTAATATAACAGGACAATTAACTTCTACATCTCTAAAATTGCCATCACCAGCAAATGGATTAGATAGGTATAATACTTTGTGGGGATCTATAAAATATGAGTGATCTATTTCTGTACCAGCATCGATAACATTAGGATATTCATAATCACCTTTAATATATTGCCATTGACGATCTTCTGTCATTAACCAATGATGAATTGCATCTGTTGTGCCATTTGTAACATAGCAATATGGAAAATCACTTAAGTCGGTAATCTCATGAACCCAGTTTCGGTGTGTTGCCTCAACCCATTCTAATTCTTGGGTGGCTTTACCTGATCCACGTTGATAATAAGTATCGGATATGCGTTGTTCTTTCAGAAGATGCCAAACATCTTCAGTCATAGGAACATCAACCCATTTATTGTTTCTTAATTCTTTTTCCAAAATCTATTCGCTAAATGTCCACCTAAATCGTATTTACCTAATATCAATCTACGTGGCTCTTCATGATGTACTTTGTGATAACCATCACCGCCTAAAATCCAATTCATCCATGGTCCATCGGTCGGACCATTCCAATGACCAAATATATTTAACATACCAAATCCAACCTTAGCAAATACATAAGGCATAAAGGCTGCACCCCACCAGAAGTAAGGTGATATGGCCATACATACAGCCCAATATAACCATAAGAATGTATCCCAATTCTCATGAGCCCATACAAGTCTTGGGTTATTGTATAAATCTTTTGCAAACCTTACTGGTATGTGTGGTAACTTCCATGTTGTTAATGCCACTTTCCAGTAACCTATTTGTTTAGCGTCATGTGGATCTAATGGTCCTTCAAGATCTGCATGGTGCATTCTATGGCTTGCTATCCAACCAATAGGTGTACGAACACAAGCAATCATAATAAGTATTATGAAGCCCCATTCGTGTGCTACAGATGTTCTAAATTGTCCGTGAGCAAAATACCTGTGTAATCCTACAGATACAGCATAGTGTGTGACTACCTGACACCATAGAAATCCCAATCCAGTTGCCCATAAAAATAATTCCCAGTTCATATTTGTCAAGTTAATTATAAATTATATACCTATTTATACATTATAAATAGAACTATAATTGAAATTATTGAGAAGATATGTTAAACATAGTATGTACAAGCAAACCGTGTGATGGTTTATTTTATTATAGTTATGAATACTGTTCACACCTAAACGAAAAAGGAATACGAGCACAAGTATACGTAGTAACTCATCGTGACTTTACTTCTGGTGATTATACAGAATCTATTAATGACAAATATATTCATTGTGAGAATATAGTATTTAACAATGATTATATTGAAGATGGTTGCACATCATTGATTCTAGGTAGAAGTATGATGACTCTTGCTCATATGGCATGGAATGATTATAGACCAGTACAACAAGAATCACTTAAGAAATTATTTGGTAATAACGTTATTTCTGTTTACTCAGAAAATCATCCGAAGAAATATCCTAAAGCTCTAAAATTCTTTAAACCAAAAAAGGTTATTGATTTATGTGATACTGATGTTTATCCAAAAGGTGTTGGTGCACACTTCGAAAAGATTATACATTTCCCTATATACAAAGAAGTTGAAGAAGATATTCAATTCGATCATTTATTCTTAGGCACAAATCCAGAGTATTATGAAAGTATAGAAAAAATAATAAGTGATTATCCCGATCATGGTATATTAACTTATCATCAAAATTACATAAACTTTGAGAATAACAATCTTAAATCTCCTGTTCCAAATCTATTAGGTAAATTCAAAACATATGTTTATACTAAAGACACATTTGATCCTGCACCAAGATTATTTCAAGAAGCAAGATGGCTTGGTAAAGAGATCATTTATCATCGTAAAAATCCTACAAAGGATGGTGGTTACTGGTATTGGAAGAGAGGATTAAAGCAACAAGATTTAGAACCAATATTTGATGCACTTGATGAACTCGATGGTAAAATTAAATTAGAGACTCAATTAGTTAAAACAAATGTAACACAAATAGGTTCTGTAGAACAAGCCGATAATGTAGACTTTTATGAGGATAGACTAGAATTACTTAATCAAATAAATGATGAATTTAATCATCACTTAGATTGGGGAACATCTAAAGGCGAAAGAGTTTGGTTTTGTAGTATGCCATATCGAACACCATTTAGACACAAAGATGGTAAGTACTCACCGTGTAGTATTGGTAAAAAATCAGAAAAGAAATATGATTCAATAGAAGATTGGATGACAAGTGAAGAATTAAACAATATTCGCAAAGATATGTTAAACTTAAATGACTATGTATCTGATGGATGGTCAGAAATGGAAATACATTCAATGGGTATTTCTTATATAGGCAAATATTGTACAGCATGTGTTAATGCTGAAAGACGTGAAGTAATCTCAAAGAGAATATCATCTAATCATCAGTATCAAGATCTATATAGAAATAAATGGGATTCTGTTATAAATTCTGCCACAAAAATAATAAGAGGCCAAGAATATAAGATTGAAGGCAGAATGCTTGAAGTTGAAGTATGGGATGATTCTCAATACGATCAAATTATAGACATATCTGAAAAAATTCTAAAAATAAATTATAATGATGGACCATCATTTGAATTAATCAAAGGATTAGTCGATAAAAAACAAGCAAAGGAAATAGAATTAAGAATTGAGCTTGATAATCGTATATTAGATGGTGTTGAAGACGAGCAAGCAAAGTTTTTATATTTTGTTCCGTATTTTAAAAAGGTTATAATAGATGTAGCGATAGATGGAATTGGAGTATATAATAATTATTTAAATAGAACTAGCGATTATAAAATTATTAAAAAACGTATAGACGAACTTTCACGATATGAAAATGTTGTTATTCATTTACATTCTAAAGTAAATTTCTTAAGTGTATTACGCTTATACGAGATTCAATCTTTCTTAGGAAAATATAATCATTACTGGTTACCGGACAACGAACCAAGTGTGATGAAATGTAATAACTTACCACATATAGTTAAATCTAAACTTATTCAAAAATATGCAAAGGGAAAGGCAGTAAATCTTAAAGGCATTGCTGATATTCTTAAACAACCTGAAGAAGAAGACTTTAGCAAGGAAAAACTATATAAATACTTAATGAGCATAGATGATAAATATAAAGGAACAGAGTGGGAAATGAATTTATTTGAAATATACCCAGAACTCAAATCCGAATACTTTTATCTAACCCATAAACCAAAAAATAAAAGAGGTAAAAAATGACACAATTAGAATTGTTAGATAAAAGAAGACACATTATGAAATTTTCTGATGATAATATTCCACCAAAATCTGTAATAGAAGATGTATTGTGGAAATCATGGAAAGTAACACCATCAAAAAATAGCTTTATGCCATATCATGTAAATGTATTAGGCCCAGATAAAGTAGAAGAGAAAAAAGCTATATGGCAAAAATCTCAAAATAATAATGATACTCAAAATACAAAAAACTTTGGAGCTCCTAATCCTGTAGGTAATAATTTATTCTTTGAACATCTATCATCTACTCCATATCTTTTAGTTTTTTCACAAAGAGTATGCGAGCCAAATGGACTCATAGCTAAAAACGTAGAAGCAGGTGCATACTATCAACAAATGCATGAAGATGAAGCTGATGGAAATCAACAAGCTGTTGGTATAGAAGTTGGTATGTTTCATTCTAACCTAACTGCATTTGCCTTAGAAGCAGGATTAGACACATCGTGTATTCTTTGTTTTCCAAGTGATAGATCAAGTTGGACAGATATGGATTTTGTAGAAGGCCATGTTCTTTTACTTATGAGTATTGGATATTCTGAATTAGCAAGAAGAGACTTTTTAACTGAAGCAGACTCAGCATTAGATAAAAAACCAGAGCCAGAAGAAGTAATTCGCTGGATATAAGTATGTACAAATAAGCCAATATATGGTATAATATATTATGGAACTTGAACCAATCGTTGCAGTATTGTTAATTGATTTTGAAGGGCATCCTGCTTTATCTGATGATGAAGTATTAAATAATCTTCGCTTTTCATATTTAAAATCATTAATATTTAATCCATTACCTGATAAAACAGATCCACTTAATGGATTTGTAAGAGGGCATAAATTTATATTTATTTCTGATCATGATCCATATCAACCAAAGATAAATGAATTATATAACATGTCTGAAGCTGAAGGTTTTCATGAATGGATAATTATTCCACCCGAGTCTAAATTAAGCCCCCATGAATTAAATGATTTAATAAACGACAAAGGTTATTATATACATAATATTATTGCTGGAGGATGTAATACAGCCGGATGTGTTATGAATAGTAGAACATATTCAGCTGTTCCATGGGCTAAAGCAGATTTTCCTATACAAATATTCCTTCCTATGTGTGCTGATTACCAATTTGGTGGTGCAACTACATATGAATCACAAATGACGGCTATATGCAACCTTTTTAATGGATTAAAAGAAACTGAAACTATAGATACTTGTAAGGTTGTATCTAATATATGGGAGTTAAAACTAGACACAGATGAGTAAAGATAATGAACCAATAGATTACGTAGACGAATGGAATGAACTTCCAAAGTTTATGACACGCAATGGTCCAGGTGACCATGAATTTGTAATATCTCCACTTGATGGTAAAGTTGATACATCATCTTGGTTTGTAGATCAGCTTACAAATGAAGTGGGTGATAATACAGGACCATGGAATTATAATCCAGATGTACTTAAAGAAGGATCTATAGCTCAAATGTCAAAAGACCAAGAAATATTCTTTTGCGATATTCCATTTGGGCAAATATACACTGCGATGGGTGGTGAATATGCAGCATGTTGTTTTGGTGCAGAAGCAAGTGGTAAAGATGGATTGCCACATAATACTGTATATAATACTACATTATTAGAATGGATGGAAGAAGGCGAATATATGAATAATATTCGTAAAGAAATGTTAGATCCAAATTCAGATTATGAGTGGGTAAAAAAGACATGTAAGAGATGTATAGCTGATGAACACCGTTATGGTAGATCTAGAAGAACCGCTTGTATGAAAATTCATAGTAATGACCAAACATATTGGGACAAGATTGATTATACTGCTCGTATGTTTAAAGCCACAGGTGAATTTAAATTAGAACAAAGAGTATTTGAAGTTCAATTAAAAGTTTATGGTGATGAGTGTAACTTAGATTGTTATATGTGTATGCACAATAATTCATCTATTCGCCAGAAAGTTGCATTAGAAGGTGTGTGGAATCAACCTATATGGGATATGTCAGCTTGGAAAGTTCCATTAGATAATGAAGGCCAACCAGTAACTGAACTTGACGGTTTAGATCCTTTAGTCAATGAAAAATCAAACTTCGAAGGTGATAACGTAGAATCTATGATAGAACAAACTGTTGCTATAGCTCCATATATTAACAGTATTAAAATTATCGGCGGTGAGCCTCTCATTATGAAAAAGCACTATGAGTTATTAAATAGATTGATAGAAGTAAATGAAGCTAAAAATATTACAATTAAATATCAAACAAATCTTACAGAAACAAAAGCTGGTAAACATAATATATTCGACTATATACCACACTTTAAACTTGTTTGCATGGTAGCATCTGTTGATGGTGTAGGCCCGGTGATTGAATACATGCGAAGAAGAACCGATTGGAATAAAGTAATAAGGAATACCGAATATTGTAGAGAATACGATAATACCAATGTAGACTTTAATGGTTTAGTTTCTTTTCTAAGTGTAATGAGATTTTATGAAGTAATAGATTTTTGTTTAGAAACAAAAAGAACAACAAAGGATGGCAAAGAAGAACCATTAATTGATGCAATAAATTGGGCATTATTAGAAACACCAAAACATTTAAGAGTAAATAATTTACCAGAAAAAATTAAAAAAGATTTAATACCTAAATACGAAAAATTCCCTGATATTCAATTTGCACTTAAAATGGAACCTGAACCAGATGTAGATATTCAAGATGTTTTTGATTATTTACTCAAAGGAGATGAGTATTATACAGGTACTAAATGGGAAATGCATTTATTTGATGTGTTCCCAGAGCTAAAAGAATATTATATAAAACCAGAAGATAGATAATGAAACATATGACCAAAGGTGGCCCAGGAGATAAATTTCTGGGCAACGGTAAAGTAGATACAAGTAAATGGTTTGAGAGCACTCGTAACTTAGAACAAGAAATTAAAGATGGTGATATTTGGTTTTGTTCTGCACCATTTCAATTATTATATACACACACGGATGGTGAGCTAGCTCCATGTTCTTGGGCCGCTGCCCAACAAGGTCCTAATATTAAAAATGTTAGTATTCTAGAATATTTTCAAAATGATAACGTTCTAAATAAAATACGTAAAGAAATGACTACACCTGGGTCTGATCTTAAACAAACTAATTTTACATGTTATAATTGTAGACACCAAGAAGAATTATATGGTCGATCGAGGCGCCAAGCCTCTATGAAAATACAAACAAATGATAAAATTCTTTGGCCTAAAGTACGAAATTCTGCAGAAGCTTTTATTAAAGACGGAAGGGTACATTTACAAGATAGAATATTTGAGGTACAAATAAAAGCCTTTGGTAATCAATGTAATTTAGATTGTTATATGTGTATTCCATATGATTCTACTGTTCGTTTAAAAACAATGAATTCAAAAGAATTAAAAGAGGAAAACATATTCTCAGATTATTCTAAAACTAAATTAAACTTACCGTCGTCCGCAAAACTTGATGATGTAATAAGTCAAATTGTTCATCTTGCACCTTACATATACAATTTAAAATTAATTGGTGGTGAGCCATTAGTAATGAAGAAGTTCTATACATTATTAGAAAAAATAGTAAAGACTGGTCATGCTAAACATATTATGCTTAAGTACCAAACAAATATGTCTGTATTAGAATTTGACAGGCATAAAGTATCAGATTTTATTCCGGAATTTAAGTTATTTGAATTTACAGTATCGCTAGATGGAATTGAGAAAGAAAATGATTATATAAGGCGTAGATCTAGTTGGTCTAATGTACTTCACAATATGCAATATGTAAGTATGTTTCCAAATGTAAATGTAAATATAAATGGAACTATATCATTCTTATCTGTACTTCGTTTTTATAGATTAATAGAATGGGCAAAGGAGAATGGAGATATAATACATCAAATTAATTGGTCAAACATACGTGGTCCTGCACGAATATGTGCTAATGTATTACCACAAAAATTAAAAGATGAACTTATTCCAAAATATGAAGGATACCCCGATATACAAAATGTTTTAAAAGAAAGTAATCACGGATTTACCCCGCAAGATGCCTTAGATTACTTAATTATGTTTGATAATAAATATAAAGGTACTAAGTGGGAAATGAATTTATTTGATGTATATCCTGAATTAGAAGAATTTTATAAACCAGGAATACCAAAAAGAGATGCAAACTTTAAAAATGATATTCATGTTATTAATGAAGATAATAATATACCACATCCAGAAAAACAAGAGGTAATTTCATCAAGAGGATATTATTACATAACTTCACGTCTTTCATGGTTAGGTATACCTGTGTATAAAGATCAGTGGTATAAACAACAACAAAATATGATAAATTGGTTTAACAAAGGAGAAAAAAGATGAACGCAAATGAGTCGTTAGAAAAAACAGAATGGAGAGACAAAATACGTGCATCTATTGACGTATCCAAAGTAGCACAAAGAAACTGGGATTTAACTCGTAGTATTTCAGACGAGGATTTAAATACATTAATTTATGCTGCAAGCAATAGCCCAACAAAGCAAATGGAAACACATTATGCTTTACATGTGCTTACACACCCAGCAAAGGTTAGAGAGATTTATGACCATACGAAAAAATTTACATTATTTCCAAATGATGCAACAGACTTCAGTCAAGTTGAATCTGATATGTTTTCTGAAGGATCAGAAGGAGAGTTTGTACAAAACGATGATTATTCTGTAAAGAATTCTCAAATTCTATCGAATGCTATGTTTGTTTATTGTGAAGATATGGGTGTTCCACGCGGAGGAACTCACTATATGGCACAAAAAGAAGGTGCGTCACCACATGTTAAATCACTTTATGAAGAGCAAGTTGATTTCTCGATTGGAATATCGGTTGGTCAATTATTGCTTTCAGCTGCGATGATGGGATATAAAACTGGTATTTGCTCAGCACTTGAATCTCAAGAAATAGGTGAACACTTACCAAGAGATAAAGATGGTCTAGTATATAATCCTAAATTAGTTATTGGCATTGGGTATGAAAATATAGGAGTTGATAGAACATTCCATCAAGAAACATATAATAGAGATATACCTCATGAAAATCGTAGATCTGGACCACTTGATGAAAAGTTTCGTTTTCCTACATTCGAAGGTAAGTTAGCTGATGGTAAAAATTCTCGAGTATATATAAATGGAGTATTACAGTAATGAGCTCATCTGAGGCAGCAATGAATAAACAAAAAGAAGATCAAGAAGCACAAGAACTTGATATTGGTGAATTTAAATTAAAGATTGAACCACGATGTTTAACCTTTAATCCGAAATCTTACCATAAACCTGCTGCTTATACATCTGATGGATTTATGCTTCCATGCTGTTGGTTAGATGACCCAAAAAATGATTTTGGTGTAGAATATTTTGGTATGAAAGAGGAGCATCTTCGAGTAAGAAATGTTGATAAACTTGAAGACATATTTAAATCTGAAGAATGGAATCATTTCTTTTGGACATTACTACATGACCAAAAACACGCAATGAAGCATTGTAAATATAAATGTGGTAATCTAAGGAAAGATAACAATTTATATATGACAGAAACAATATAATGATATGGGATTTTCATATGTTAATGATAACGGAGAACTTGTAATGGCAAGATTTACTGAACTAAAACCTGATGATAGGATAGCAGATTGGTATGCACATAACGAAGTATGGGGATCACCTAATATTGATTCATCGCATCGTTGTATTCTAAGATGCCCACAATGTTTAAGACAAAAGAAAGAGGGTGGACCACGTATTAAAAGATCATATGATCTTGAAGTGAAAGACTTTAAAAAGATTATAGATTACTTTGAACACTGTGTTACATTCTGTGGACAAATATCAGATCCTATATACAATCCAAACTTTTTAGAATTCTTAAAGATATTAGATGGAACTGGAAGAGGTGTAAGAATCGCTACTGCTGGTCAATCACAAAGAAATGTACATACTCGCGAATGGTGGGAAGAAGCATTTACTTATGGTATGAATGAGAATGCATGGTACTTTGGTGTAGATGGTATCGATAAGAAGAGTGAACTATATCGTATTGGTTCTGATCGTGATGCGGTATGGGAGACAATGAGATTAGGTAAATCTATGGGTGCAGTTATTGTTTGGCAATTTATCGTATTTGGTTATAATGAACACGAAATAGAAATAGCAAAACAAATGGCAGCAGATGAAGGTTTTACTTTATTATTAATTAAGACAAATAGAGGATTTGATCCTAAAGCAAGAAATGTACGTGATAGTATGAAAGATATATATAATAATTTTCCAGCACCAAGCAAGGAAAATACTGTAAAGAAAATTAAGAATGAAGAATACTTTAATGTTACAGAATCAATGAAAATATGGAGAAACACTAGGAATACATAATGGAAATAACTTATAATGGAATAACGATACCGTTTTTTGATACCGAAGAATGTAAAAATTTAGATAATGTGAAGCTTGGTGAGAATGGATTACCTGAGCAAGTTTTAGTATCACTCTCAGGCGGATGCGATTCAGCATCTGCTTTATACCTTTGCTTAACGCATTTCCCAGATATTGAATGGTTACCATATACTTGTAGAGACTTAAATGCTCCAGGTGATGCAGATTCAGCCATTATGTTTATTGAAAAAATGCAGAAAGAATTTCCACATGCTAACTTACAAGACATACAAGTATTTGAATTTGACGATAAAGATCCTAAGCATTTTGCTGATGCGCAATATTGCATAGATCATTATGAAAGATATAAAGATATGACTGTTGTTGGAATGGTAAAGGTATTATTAATTGATCGTATTACCACAAGCCTTATGCAAAAATATGATAGGCCATTACGATTTGATGGCATGTCAAAAAATCCTTCTGAAGCAGAGATGATAGCTGGTGGTTTCTTAGATGTAAGTGAACCACGAAGAACTCATGAAGAGATTTGGCCAACAATGGTTAGGCAAATATATCAACCATTTATTAATGTTGATAAAAAATTTATTGCTGATATTTATTTCCAGCATCCGTTTTTATTAGAAGAAATTTATCCTCATACTAAATCATGTACTGGTACAGCATGGTACACAAATAATTTTACGAGAGTATGTGGTAAATGTTTTTGGTGTCATGAAAGAAACTGGGCATTTGGTGATGAACTATATCCAATTAAGAACTTACCAAAAATAGATAAACCACCTAAAGGTTACGATGGATCTTTAAGATCTTTACCTATTCCAAAAGTTGTTAGAGATGGAAAAATTACTAATTTGTAGCGGAGACAGTTTTACTGATCCAATATTTAGATCTGCTCCTCATCCTGAAATGGATACATCTTGGCCTAAGTGGCCAGAGATTATGGCTAAAGAGCTAGGTATGAGATGTATTAATTTAGGAAGATCTGGATCAGGTAATGAATACATATATTCTTCATTACAAGATGCTGTACTTAAAATAAAAGATAAAAGCCGAATAGGTTTAATAGTTGCTGCTTGGTCTCAAGGGTTTAGAAGAGATTTTCAGATATGTGAAGGAGGAAAATCCGGTCCATTTAGTTGGCAAAGTGAATGGAATGACGGTATGGGAATGCGTGATCCTTTTGCCTTTGGTGGTGAGACGCATTATATGGATAAGGAACATTATTTTGAAAGTGAAGGAAACTTATTGTTTTGGCAAGAAGAATGGATAAAAAATGCTATAGATGTTAAAGGATGGTCTAATGAAAGAGTTGATGCATATGGTGATATACAAGGTTGGGTAAGAAGAAGTATGAGACACTTCATGAATTTACAAATGATGTGTGAACGATATGATATACCTTATTTGCAAACCCAAATGATACCTTTATACATAGATTATATAAGAGGATTACCACCTACCGAGGAAGAAATTAAACAAGGTTTAAGGGAACCAACTGATAATTTACAGTATAACGGTAATAAAGATAAAGCAAAAGAAGAAGTTAATAAAATTATATTAGAATATGATGAAGCAATAGATGAAAAAAGATTTTTTGGTTGGCCAATTTCAAGAGAACTAGGCGGGTTTACTTTTAATTTAGCGTATCTTGGTGGATTTCATGATCCGGATAATGATTTGCAAATATCAGAAATTGATACACACCCGAGTAAATTAGGTCACGAAACAATAGCAAAAGTTTTATTGGAGAAATATCATAGTGTTATATGAGAATAATAAAAAATATTTAATAGTAAGCGGAGATAGCTTTACTGATAAAAATATGAGATCAGCAGCATATCCAGATATGGATACATCTTGGCCTAAATGGCCAGAGTTATTAGGTAAAAAATTAAATATGGAAGTAATTAATTTAGCATATTCTGGTTCAGGTAATGAATATATATTTTCTACATTACAAGATTGTGTTATGGATATACCTAAAGAACGAATAGGATTAGTTGTTGCCGCTTGGTCTCAAGCACAAAGAAGAGATTTTCAAACAGGATATAAAAATGGTACTAGAAGCTGGGGTCAAGAAAGGGTAGATTCGTGTGGTGATTTAATGTATTTTACTCGTAGATCTTTAAGATATTTTTTAGCTTTTCAACATATGTGTGAAAGATATGATTTACCATATTTTCAAACTCAAATGATAGATCTATATAAAGACTATATAGATGGATTAGCTCCTACTGAACGTGAAGTAGTAATTGAAGGTAAAGATCTTTTTAAAGATGGAATGACATATCCTGGTGATAAGAAAAGAGATGAAGAAGAATTAATACAACTCATTTTAAGTTATGAAAATAAAATAGATACAAGTAAATTTATTGGTTGGCCAATTACAAGAACTCTTGGTGGATGGCCAATAAATCGTGGCGTAATAGGATGGAGTGTAGAGCAAGAAGCACCTTATGTTATAGATGAGCATGATAATCATCCGAATGCAGCAGGACAAGAATTAATAGCGGAGTATTTTTATGACTGGTTGGGATAGAGATTATTTAGAACATAAAGATGAGTATTTAGAAATCTTTGATAGTTCAATGCAGAAAGAACAAGAAAGAAATATAGAATTTCTTGAAAAGAGTTTAAAAGAATTAACAAGTAGAAAGTTTGCAGTTGCTTGTAGTAGCGGAACGGATGCTTTACTTTTTGCACTATTAGGTTTAGATCTGCAATCTAATGATGAAGTATTAGTAACTAATTTCTCTTGGATCTCTTCAGCTTCGTGTGTATCACTAGCTGGTGCTGTTCCAGTATTTTGCGATGTAGACTTAGACACATATCATATATCATTAGATAGTATAAAGAGGATGGTAAGCGATAAAACAAAAGCAATTGTTTATCCATTTCTATTTGGAAGTATATCTAATACATTTGAGATACAAGCTTTTTGTAAAGAGAATGATATAGTGTTTATTGAAGATGCTTGTCAAGCCATAGGTTCTACGCTTATGACTAAGCAAGGCAATATGGTTGCAGGTAATATAGGAGATATTAGTACATTTAGTTTTAACGCAAACAAACAAGTTGCTGGTATTGCTGGAGGTGGTGCAGTACTCACAGATGATAAAGAACAAGCTGTGTTATTTAGAAAATTAAGAAAGCATGGTGAACATGAAGTATTAGGATATAATTCTAAGATGCTTGGTATGAATGCTGACTTTATTAATTTTAGATTAACAAAGATGAATGATTGGAATGCGAAGAGACAAGAGATTGCAAAGAAGTATGATAATGTTTTTCAAATGTGTGATATACATATACAGCAACCGACAGATGACGAATACCATACTTACCATAAATATGTAGTAAGGTTTAAAGACACAGAAACAAGAGATGCAATTAAAGAAAAAATAAAAGGTAGTGGTGTACATTATCCTAAACCTATAAGTGAACATCCGATGTATGAAAATATAAAACATAGAAAGGATGATTACCCAAATGCAAAACAAATAAGTGAAACAATATTAACTTTACCTATGCATCCATACTTGACTGAAGAAGAAATAAATGAAATAACAAACACAATTATGATTTTAGCATGATACAAATAATCCACGAAAATATTGTATTAATTGATAAAGACGGTAACTGGAACTGGCTTAATGATGAAGCTTTAGAAGCGTTATGCCATAATGTAAGATTTTATGTTATAAATGATGATAAAATATTTAATGAAGAACATAAGGGTGATTGCGAAGATATATATTCTTATATTATAGAAAAAATATATACTATGCAAGATTATCCTAAATGGAATGATGTACCGTTTAAAGATAAACCTAAAGCAAAACTAGTAATAGCATTGAATAAATTTGTATATGATAAGATTAACGGACGTACAGAATAAATATCTAGCAATAGATTTCTTTTTGACAATGTCCTGTAATAAGGATTGCCACTATTGTACTAGCTATACTTTAGAACAAAGGAATCTAACAGTTGATATGGAATTCTTAAATAGAACCTTATACTATTTAAGAAATTATAAAGTAAGATGTAACTTGCTTGGCGGTGAACCTGGATTAATTAAAAATTTACCTGATGTAATCAAAGCAATTCAAAGTAATCCTAATCATGTATGCGAAGTACTATCTAATTCTACTGTTCGTAGAAGATACCCACAAGTATTAGAAGATGAGAATATCATTTATGTTGAACATTTTATATTAGACTTTTATGAACATGAAATATCTCTATTAGGGCCAAAATCATATGACTTCCACCCTGAAAATGATAAGAATAATTATAATCTAGTAATTAAGACACCTAACTTTGAGAAGTATAAACATCTATATCCTGAAGCTATGGCTAAATTAGATCATAAGAATACTTTGTGGAAAGAGTTTAATGGACGAGCACCAGATTTTAATGAAATAAAATTAAATATGCAGGCAGCAGAGATAGATAGGAAGATGTGTGCAGCATTTCCTATGGTGCCTGTTATTAATTTTGAGAACCAAAACTTGGTACATTGTAGTAAGAAGTTTGCAAACAATGCTATCACATCAAAAGAATTTGAGATCACTCAAGAGAATATAGATAAGATGATGAATTTCAGATTATTTAAATATGAAAACTATTGTAAAGGTTGTATGGAATATGTACAACCAAAAGGACATTTTAATATTAAAAAATATGCGAGCATACTAAATGAATAAAAAAATAATGGGAGTAGCGTTAAACCTACACGATCACAATACATATGATGGGGTATGGCATAACCAAAGAGAAAGGGAAACACGATTTAAGCATAACCTACCTTATAAGGCAGAAGCTTATGCTCATCAATCAGATGTATTAAACCCTAGTGATTATAAACTTAATGATGCATTCACAAAAGAATATTTCCATAAACCTGATGATGGTGTACTAGCATTCACATACACATACGGTGGAGTAAGGATGTCAAAGCCAGAATTATTAGAAGGCATCCTCAAGGGTCATGAGGAAATATTTGAATGGCAACCTAAAAAATTATGGGATCATTATTATAAAGATGACATATATTTTATAGATCATCATCAATCTCACGCAGCATATGCCTTTATTAATTCAGGCTATGAACAATCAGATAAATTAGCTATTGATGGTATTGGCAATAGATATAGATGTTGTTTCTTTGATAAAGATGATAATATGACTGATCTATCTGATGTACTACCTATTGGTTGGTTATGGAATCATATGTCTAACCTTACTGGATTTGGTACTTTAGGTGCAGGTAAACTTATGGGATTATCTGGTTATGGTAGAAGAAATGATTATTTTTATGAAATATTCGAAACAATACTTGCTGGTCCAATTACTGAAAAGAAACAAGAGAAATTTGAAGAACACATTGATTTAAAAAGATATAGAAAGGAAGATTTAGCACATACTCTAGAAATATTTACATTAGACAAAATAAGAGAATATGTTTATCCACTTAAATCTTCTAATAATTTGTGTGTTGCTGGTGGTGTATCTTATAATGGATACATGAATGAAGAGTTTACAAAGGTATGGGAAAATGTTTATGTACCTCCAGCGGTTGGCGATGAAGGCCAAGCTTGCGGAGCATATCAACATGCTGACTATGTATTAAATGGAAATAAACATATAGTAGATACTTATTCTGGTTGGGACTATAGTGAATGGCCAGAAAATCTTGAAAATAGACTTGGTAAAAAAAGAAACCCAAGTAAAATGGATGCTTTTGAATGGGGTTATGAAAACTTACATTGGGAACCACTTGATATAAAGGTAGTTGCTAGTGCAATTGCTGATGGCAAAATAATAGGTTGGTTCCAAGGTAAAGGAGAGAGTGGTAATCGTGCATTAGGTAATCGTAGTATTTTAGCAGATCCACGTAATCCTGATATAAAAAATATTATCAATAGAACCATAAAAATGAGAGAAGACTTTAGACCATTTGCTCCTGCTGTACTAGAAGATCATTATCAAGATTGGTTTGATACAAATCAACCATCACCATACATGTCAAGAATTATGCCTGTTAAATCTGATAAGATTCCTGGTGTAACACATGTTGATGGTACAGCAAGAATTCAAACAGTAAATATGTCACAAAATATAAGGTTTTGGAATATTATTAATGAATTCTATAAGATAACAGATATACCTATGTTGCTCAATACTAGTTTTAATTCTCAAGAACCTATCGTAGAAGAACCGTGGCATGCTGTCCGCACGTTCCGTGAAACAGCTATAGATATATTAGTAATTAATGATTGGATGTTAATTAAAAAAGTGACACATGACGGATGGTTATAAATGTTAACAAGAGATGAGTTAGTATATATTAAAAATATATTAAATGTATCGAATACAAAAAATATAGATTTTAGTTTACTTGATAATGTGTTTACAGCCTTTGAGCATGAACCAAACTTTAAAGATGATATTTACGATTCATTTAGTCGTAATCAATTCTTAGCTAAAAGCAATTTAGTTCAAAGATTAGATGATCTCAACCTTTTAAATAAAGATACCGAAGTTGTTATTTGGGGTTGTTGGTATGGAAGTATTCTTATACCATTACTACACGATAAGGTTCGTAAAATTACTGCAATAGATTTTGATGATAATGTTGTTACTATTGGTAAAAATAGATTATTTGAAGAATATTTTAAAGTTGATTGGATAACTGGTGACTTATTTGAAGACTATAAAGAAGCATATAATGATGCTGATATTTTTATTAATACATCATGTGAACATATGTTACCAATGAAATGGTGGGGACCAAAGGGCCCTAGATCATCGCATAATTATTTTTTAGAATGGGATGGTGATTATAGAAGAGAATGGAAAGGTGCAGATGAAAATAATTGGCCAGTATATGATATAGCATGGTGGGATCGGGTTAAACCTACAGCACACTTTGCTTTTACATCAAATGACATGCATGATATTGAAGGCCATATTAATTGCGTAGATAGCATAGAAGAGTTTAAACTACAACTACCACCCGGTGCAGAAGTGTTGGCAGAGGATGAATTAGAAGACGAGAGAGGTACCAGATACCTATTAATAGGAAAGATATGAAAAGAATAATCTATAGTATCTATGTCGACATACCGGCACCTGAACATTATGGCACAACATCAAAAAGTAAATGGGACACAGAAGAGAAAGCAACTGTTACAGTTGATGCCTTTAAAGAACATTATGATCGATTAATTGAATGTAAAAAAGTTTATGCTGAACGTATAGGTGTACCTTTTAAGATGTACCTATATGATAAAAGGTATATAGAGTTCGAAGAGAAATTTAAACGTGACTTTCCAGAGGTTACCGGATATGAGATAATAAATTTCTATAAGTTACACGTATTGTATGAATTATCAAAGAGTTATGACGAAATTCTATATCTAGACTTTGATGCTATACCGATGAATCATTCGGTTAACTTCTTTGAAGAATGGGATTTATCTAAAGGTATATGTGTCCTTGACAATAATGAAAAGATTGTTCATAATGTAGAAGTAAGCCAAAGCATTCGTAGTCCATCAGCAAAATATTATAATTGCCAAGCGATGTTAATAGATGGTGGTTATCATCCTGATAATGATGTAATCAATACTGGTATTGTTGGAGCAAGGGCAGAACATATAAAGCAATTAGATTATTGGGGTGATTTTCGTGAAACATTAGATCTTATGACAAGATTAAGATACGAAGAATCTGATATATACCCACAAAATATTATTGATATGTTTAGATATGATAATGAAACAATCTTTTCATATAAAGTAAAAACAACAAATACTCCTATACAATGGCTTAATCCAAGATGGCATTACTTTTTTGATATGCAAAGATTTGTACCAGCTTCAGCAAAAATAGTCCATGCAATTTGTAAAGACTTTGATATTGTATGGAGAAGATACGATGCTTAAGATATGCACAGTATATTATGGTGATAGATACACGCCAGACTATGTAGGTAAATTATACGATAGTATAAGAAGAAACTGTAGTATACCATTTCAATCAATTTGTATTAGTGATAATCCGGATGTCGAAGCTGATATAATATTACCATATAATCATCATAGCAATGTAAAAAAGCATTGGCATAAACTAAAGTTCTTTTCTCCCTATTATGGTTATCAAGATCCAGGTGATGATATAATAATTATGGATATTGACCAGGTTATTACTGGTAATGTTGATGACCTTATAGGACATCCAGTACAAGAGAACGAATTAGTTACTTATGGTATATGGTGGAAATCTAAGCTACACACAAATGGAGGATTTTATAAATTTAAATCTGGTAGTTTATCGTATGTATGGGATGACTTTATTTTAAATCCTGAGTATTGGCAAATGCATTACTATGATATAAGAGAAGTACATTTTCCATATTATGGAGAACAAAACTATGTTAATTGGAGAGCTGATGAACATAATATAAAGTTAATTAAAACGCCTGAAGAATGGATAGGTAAGTGTGATATGGATATTGATGAAGATACATCAAATAATAGAATATACTGCGAAAAATTTGGTGACTTTATGTTTATGGATGAAGTAAATCCACATATCAAAGTAATACATTTTACAGGTTTAGAAAATAATATACACAATAATCGTAATGGATGGATTAAGGATCATTGGAAATGAGAAGAATAATAGCTTGTAGATTCGGAGATAAGTTTACTCAATGGCATGTTGATAACTTAAGGCACATGATTGATACTTATTCAGGTATACAGTATGACCAATTTGAAGTTATTGAAACAGATTTATATGGTAATTGGTATAATAAATTTCAGATGTATGACAAGTTTAGAGATGGTGAGAACCTTTATTTTGATTTAGATATGATTATATACGGAAGGTTACCAAATCTATTTAGAAAAAACTTTACACTATTAGATGATAAATGGTGGAGAGAACCAGCACATACCCCACTCAATTCATCAATTGTTTCTTGGACTGGAGATGTATCTCATATATGGGAGAAGTTTTGGCCTTATGCAGATATGTACATGGAAAAATATAATAAGGGTAGTGATGAATGGTATTATAAAGAAATAGAATATAACATATATGATCCGGTATGCCCGAAGTTTAAAGTGGAAGGGTGTGATCCTTACTTCAATGTGTGCACCTTAGGACAGATGCACCACATTATGGAAGAAGGGTGGACCGGATGGTGGTCCCCTTGGTTGTTAAAGCGTTAACTATTTTTTCTTAGTTGTTTTAGTTTTTTTAGCTTTATTTACGTTTTTCATTATAGCTTTTTTCTTATCAGCTTTATGTTCAGCTGCTTGTTTATCTAAAGCTTTTTGGTTTTCAACTGGATCTGTTACTGGATCAGTATCACTAAGAGTGTTTCTCACACCTGTGATAGCAAATGCATGTTGTAAGACTTCAATTTTATTTGAACTCTTTCTTAATGCAGTCTTTGCTTCAACATTATCTGACTCACGTATTTCTTGTAATTCAAATAAGGCTAACTTTAATGCAAATAAATGATCTTCATTATCCATGTTAGTAAAGATATTGTCTACAATTGTAGGGAATAACTTTGTTTTTGACAGGTTAGTTTCCTGCTCTAGTACACCAGTGTCCGATAAAACCTGTTTAGCTGTTGCTACAAAAGCTTCACTCTCAGCTTTTTTAACATTCCATGTTTCTTCATGAATGCTGTCCATCGTAGTCAAATTCATAAGAGCTTTAAAATCCGCTTGTGATTCATCAGCTTCAATGACCATTGGTGTTAGTTCTAACTCACCTGTATGATCCATGTTCAGTAAAACTTCAAGGTTCTTCCTGTCCTGGTCAATGAAGTGAGCTGATACAAATGTATTTTTAGTAATTAAACTCATTATGCTTTCCTCGCTTTTAAGTAATATGTATTAATTGTTGTTGCCGAACCAGCCGGAAACTCTTGTGTTCGATAGTCATCTCCACCCACTTCTCTTTGTGCATATGTCGAACTATTCAATTTAGTGTCTGTCATACCAGAACCTAAGTTGGTTCCAGACCCGCCAATAGCGTATCTGATTTTGTGTGAAGTTAAGTTCACTGCTACATAACGTATCATCTCTTTTATCAAAGCATCAAATTCTGCTTCAGTATATTCTTTAATATTATTATCACCATTAATATAACATGGTTTAGCAGTATATTCTGTTTCAGTACCATTTGCTCTGTGAAGATAAAAGTTAGTAATTGTAGTTGGTTGGTCTTGTGTTTCAGTAATACCACCTGCCGTATATGCACTCGCATCTGCTCGTGTATCTGTAAATACCGCTGTTGTTGAAACATTAGTATATCCAGATGGAGCTGAAGTAGATGTGCTTATTTGATAAGGTAATGCTGCAATAATTGCATCAACAAGAGTATCTGCATATGTATCAAACATCTCTTGTGGAGTCATAGCTTGTAAGTTATTGCTTGCATTTACATATACTGGCATTCTTGTTGTAGTGCCATTATCATTAAAGGTTAATGAACCTGTTTCTGTTTCAGATATCTTATCATACGATACTGTTACAGTGCTTACATCAGGAGTATCACCTGCAGATCTAAAGCTACTTGCATGAGTCGTAGCTGCGCCTGCTTGAAGTCGTGTATCACTCATAGCATCTAAAGTACCACTACTACCAACAACAGACAATGTTACTGACTGATCTGCTAAGTATAACCATTTTGCACGGTTAATAATCGCAGTCTTGTCGTCAGCTGACATCTCCTTTAAGTTATTTGAATCTATTTTTACTGGTGTTCTTGCTGCCATAGTATTATTTATATCCTTTAGTTAAGTCTATTTATACTCATCTGTAGTAGAAAAGTATAAATAGACGTTGTTAATATTTATGCTCCTGCTGTATGACAAGTTTTCACTGTAGTACCAGCCGCGTTAATAATCAATAGTGTTGATAGTGTCTTTAACTGAGCTGAACCAATAGCATCATCTGCCATCTTCGCTTCAGTTACTTGGTCATCAGCAATATGTGCTGTGTCAATAGAACCATCAGTATAATGTTCACTATTAATAGCATCGTCCGCAATCTTAGCACCAGTTATAGCATCCGCTGCGATCTTAGCAGTAGTAACCTGTAGATCTCCAAGGTGAGCCGTATCAATTGAACCATCAACATAGTGTTCACTATCGATTTGGTCATCAGCGATCTTAGCATTTGTTACTGAATCTGCTGCTAAATGAGCTGTATCAATTGAACCATCAACATATTGATCTGAATCAATAGAGTTAACACTCATATGAGCTAAATCAATTGCACCATTAGCAATATGTTCACTATCAATAGCATCATCAGCAATCTTAGCACTTGTTACTGCATCTCCATTAATCATTGCTGTCTCAACAGCATTTGCTTGAATTGTTGCAGCACCTGTTACATTGCCTGAACCATCAAATGAAGCTGATGTCCATACAACATCTCCTGTCATTCCAATTGTTCTACCAGTTGCTAGAGCAGTCGCAGTATCAGCATTACCTGTAATATTACCTGTTACATTACCCTCTAAGTTAGCAACTAATGTGCCAGCTGCATAACCAGTACCAGAAGTATTAACTGTTGTAGTAGGTGCAGCTTGGTTGTCTTTAAAGATCTTCCACTTACCTGAATCAGAAGCATCTCTAAAGATACCACCATAAAGGTCTTGTGAACCTGATGTATCGTACAATCCATATAAACCAATATCAACTGCATCAGCCGAACCATTGTTTGTTGCTAAATGTAATAATGGATCAGCAACTTCTACTGTTGTTGATGATACTGAAGTAGTTGTACCAGATACTGTTAGGTTACCAGCAATTGTTACATTGTTTGGTAAACCAACTGTGATTGTTCCTGAAGACTCAGCAACTTCAATCTCGTTGGCAGTTCCAGAGAAAGTAACCGTACCACCAAGAGCTGTAGCTGTAGAGTTCGAACCATCACTTACAGTAATAGTTGAGTTAGCAAGTTTAGCGTTAGCAATTGAACCTGCTAAGTGAGCATTATCAACTGAACCATCTACATAATGCTCTGAATCAATCTGGTCATCTGCAATCAATGCATTAGTAATTTGATCAGCTGCGATATGAGCAGTTTGAATTGAACCATCGATATATGCATCACTATTAACACTGTTTGGTGCTAGATGTTCTGCATCAACAGAGTCTGCAACTAAGTGCTCGCTATCAATTTGGTCATCGGCAATTAATGCTCCAGTGATTTGATCTGCAGCAATATGTGCTGTATCAATTGCACCATTAGCAATATGCTCCGAGTTAATTGCATCATCAGCAATCTTCGCTCCAGTTACCGCATCCGCTCCAAGAGCTGTAGTATCTACTGAACCTGCTGCGTAATGCTCTGCATCAATTGAATCAGCAGCTAAGTGCTCTGAATCAACTGCGTCATCGGCAATCTTAGCACCTGTAATTGCATCTGCTGCTATCTTTGCTGTTGTAACATTTAAATCAGTAATTTTAACTGTAGTAACTGAATCAGTAGCAAGGTGACTTGCGTCTACTGAACCGTTTACTAACTCAGCTGAATCAACTGTATTCGCTGCAAGGCTTACAACACCTGCATTCGTCATTGTTACATCACCACTTAGTGCAGCAGCAGTAAATCCTGTGCCATCACCAATTAATAATTGAGTATCTGCAACAGCTTTAGCTGAAACAACACCCGAACTATTTGCATCCCTTACTAAGACTGTGTTAGCAGCTTGGTTAGCGATCTTAGCTAATGTTACTTGAGCATCAGCAATATGTGATGTATCGATTGAACCATCAACTAGTTCTGATGAATCTACCGTGTCAGCAGCTAGTGATATTACACCACCATCTGTCATCGTAGCATCACCTGACATCACATTGTCGATCCACATTGATGTTCCCGTGTCATATAATAACATTGAACCATCAGCTGCAGATGTAATGTTTACATCGTTATCTTCAGCAAGTGTATTCTCAGCACCAACTTGAGCATCTACATAAGCTTTGACGGATTGCTGTGTAGGTACCTTTGTGGCACTATTTGTTGACATGTTGTCTTCATCAATAACAAATCCAAGACTTGCTGTTGTTGATAGACCTGTATCGACTAACGTACCAGCACTATCTGGTAATGTAATCGTTCTATCTGTAGATGAGTTAGGAGAAGCAATTGTAAATACACCTGTTCCGCCCGAGTCACCTGAAAATTTTATTTTTGACATTTTTTGTCTCTCCTATCTTTTAAACTACTGTCCAAGTACTGCCGCTTCCGACTGTAACTGAACTCCCTGAACCAATAAAGATTGGTCCGCATGAAATCATATTATTTCCATCTGTCATAACATAGTCTCCTGAAGACTCTGATTCATGTTCCCAACCCACTTCTGTTGTGGTATTTCCACCACCAACTAATCCCCAAGCACTTCCATCATAAATTTCCGCACTTGAAGTTGTTGTGTTCCATCTAAAGAAACCTGCACTTGGAGAACCATCTCTTTGTGCTGTAGTTCCTGAAGGTATCTTCGCAGATGCATTAGCACCTGATTCCATTACCGCACCAGCTGCTTCTACATTTGTAGCATCTGTGACATCTGCCGATGCTTCAATACCATCCAATTTGGTACCATCTGCAGCAACATCTCGTCCATCAACCGTACCACCAACTGTAATATTACCAGTTGTAGTTACCGTTGCACCTTCAAGATTTGCCTTAAGAGTACCAGTTGTAACTGTTAAGTTACCAGTTGAAGCACCTGTAAATGAACCTGTACCAACAACAAACTTATCATCACTCTCATCAAATCCAATAAAGGCATTATCAGCTGAACCACGTTCAATAACAATACCTGAATCATTAGATGGTGTACCTGATGTACCTGTACCATACTCTACTAAAGAATCAGTAACTGTTGTGTTAGTTGTATTTATAGTAGTTGTAGTGCCGTTAACCGTAAGATTACCGGTAATTGTAGCATCACCTGTAATATCAGCATTACCCGCAACTGATAAACTTGTACCATTTAATAATTGTAAGCTATCACTTCTAAATCTACCAGTAATAACATTAGAACCAGCTTTCTTATGTGCAAATTCTATAATACCATCTTCAGATCCATCTGAAGCATCTAAAATTTTAGCTGTTATCTTAGCATATACTACTTCTTGATCTGCATCATTCTCACCCTTGAATTTTAATTGACCAAGATAATCTGCATCAGCTGGGCTTGAACTATTTCTTTTCAGCGTTATAACTGGTGCTGCTGTACTTGAATCTTCTGTAGTTGTAATTAATAAACTATCATCAGTTGTTGTATTAGCAATAGCTAGTGACCCTGAAGCTGTTCCTGAGAATGTTGGACTAGATAACGTCTTATTAGTTAGTGTCTGTGTACCTGTTAATGTAGCAACTGTTGAGTCAATAGCTACTGTAAGAGTATTACTAGAACCTGATGTATCAATACCTGTTCCACCAGCAATATCTAATGTCTCACTATCTAAATCAATACTTAGTGCACCACCTGAGTCTCCTTGGAAGTCTAAGTCTTGTGCCGTAACTTGAGCATCTACATAAGCTTTAACAGATTGTTGTGAAGGAATATGCGTAGCTGAATCCGACGCCATATTATCTTCATCTTTAATTGCATTTGCAATTCTTGCATCTGCTCTTGCATTTGTATAGTATAAGTTAGATGAACCTTCAGAAAGGTCATCTGTATCGTTAGCAGCTAGATCATAACCACTCGCACCCGTTGTTGCTGATATTGTTAATCTGTTATTAGCATCATCATATGTTGCAGTTACGTTTGTACCACCAACAATCAATGCATTTACACGATCATCAACTCTTTCCTCTGTGAAGTATAAGTTAGATGAACCTTCAGTGATCTCATCAGTATTATCTTTAGTAGCTACTTGAGCATCAACATAAGCCTTAATACTTTGTTGAGTTGCTAGCTGAGTAGCTGAGTTAGTTGCCATATTGTCTTCATCTAATATAGCTGTACCACTAACACCAGTATTTAATACAGGACTTGTAAGTGTTTTATTTGTTAATGTTTGCGAAGCTGTATTTAAAGTAATAGCACTCGTATTAGATAAATCAGTTGAAGCAATTGTAATATTAGCAGAACCATCAAAGCTTTGACCTGCAATTGTTCTTGCAGTTGCTAATGTAGTTGCTGTATCTGCATTACCTGTTAAAGCACCTGTAAATCCTGTTGATGTAATACTTGTAGCACCAGTAACTACACCGGCATCAACAACGATTGTACCATCTAATACAATTTGTTGTCCAGCAACTGGACCAATATTTAAATCAGTACCACCCGTCGTTGAAATAGTATTACCATTAATGTTAATGTTATCAACTTGTAATGCTGTAAGAGTACCTACAGAAGTAATAGCTGTTTGAGCCGCGCCAGTAACTGTAGCTGCTGTGCCTGATGCATTACCCGTTACGTTACCTGTAAGGTTACCTACTACGTTTCCTGTTACATTACCTTCAAGGTTAGCAACTAAAGTACCAGTTGCATAGCCTGTAGCACTTGTATTAACCGTAGTTGTTGGTTCTGCTTGTGAGTCTTTAAATAACTTCCATTTACCAGAATCATTTGCATCTCTAAATAAACCTGAGTATAGATCTTGTGAACCACTTGTGTCATATAAACCATAAAAACCTATATCAACAGCATCTGCTGAACCATTGTCTGTAGCCAATGATAACATTGGATCTGCAACATTAACTGTAGTCGATGAAACAGTTGTTTGTGTACCTGCAACAGTTAAGTTACCAGCAATCGTAACATTATTAGGTAATCCAACCGTAAGGGTATTACCTGACATTGATGTTTCAATTTCATTTGCTGTACCTGCAATTGTCAGTGTTTCAGAATCTAAATCAATAGCTCCTGTACCAGAGTCACCAGCGATATCTAAATCTTGTGCAGTAACCTGCGCATCCACATATGCTTTAATAGACTGTTGAGTTGCTAGGTGAGTAGCAGAATCAGATGCCATATTATCTTCATCTTTAATTGCCGAGCCACTTACTCCTGTATTAAGGACTGGGCTCGTTAATGTAGCAGCTGTTAATGTTTTGTTTGTTAATGTATCTGTTGTTGCTCTACCTACCAATTGATCTGTTGCCGCAGGCATTGTCAATGTAGTAGAACCATTTGGTTTTAATGAAGCAATAACAGGAGTTGTAAGAGTCTTATTCGTTAATGTCTGTGAACCGGCAAGGGTAGCAACAGTAGAATCAATAGCAATCGAGATGTCATTATCAGATACTGTTGTATCAATACCTGTTCCACCAGTAAAGTTTAATGTATCAGTGGCAAGAGCTACTGTATCATCAGAACCAGAATCAGCACCAACCGTTAATGATGTTGTAATAGACGCAGTACTCGCTGCTGTAATTAAACCTTTAGCATTAACTGTAATAACTGGAATTGCTGTTGTAGAACCAAATGAACCTGTATTTGAATTAACTGTAGCAAGTGTTAATGCACCTGTATCAGCTAGAGTGGCATCGCCTGACATGACATTATCAATCCAAACTGAATTGCCAGTATCATAAAGTAATAGAGAACCATCTGCTGGAGATGTTATAGTCGTATCATTTAATTCGGCAAGCGTATCTTCTGTTGCTATTTGAGCATCAACATAAGCTTTAATTGATTGTTGAGTTGCAAGTGCTGTTGCACTATCACTTGACATATTATCTTCATCATTAATGGCAGTAATACCATCAAGTAAATTTAATTCAGTAGATGTAGAAGTTAAGGCAACATTTTCATTAAATTTAGGAGATGTTAATGTTTTATTTGTAAGTGTTTGTGTACCTGCAAGAGTAGTAACTGTACCATCAATAGCAATTTGTACGTTATTACCAGAAATAGTTGTATCAATACCTGTAGAACCACCGATACCTAATGTTTCACTATCTAAATCAATAGAGGCTGGACCACCTGAGTCAGCAGTAAAATCTAAATCTTGAGCTGTTACTTGTGCATCCACATAAGCTTTGATTGATTGTTGTGTAGCTAAATGTGTTGCTGAATTCGATGCGAGGTTATCCTCGTCTAATACTGGAACCACAAAGTCAAGTGTTCCATCTGAGTCATCATAGGTTACTGTAATAAAGGTTTCAGTATTACCTGTAACCATTCCACCTATAAAGTCTTCAACTGATTCCTCAGATTGTGTGAATTGCCCTAATGAATTCCATGCTGTACTACCATCACCAATCTTAATGTACGAATTAGTTTTATCAAAACCTATTTCACCATCTGCTAGTGTTGGGTTATTACTCGACCAATTAGTCGCGGTATCTCTTCTTATTTTAAAGATTGTTGACATTGCTAAGCTCCCCCGCCGTCATATGTTATTATTACTGAATCATCGGAGTCGCCTCCATCTATAAGTACGTCACTATTCCAGTTTCCCATGTCTATTGTTTCTTGCGATGTAATGGCAAAAATATTACCATTACCATCTTTGGAATATAAAATTTGGTCAGTTACGTTAAGGGCTAACTCGCCTTGCTGGAGATCGCCTGCTACGGGTTTCTTTCCCGCAACCGTCGATTGCTTGATTTTTACTACTGTTCCTGCCATATATATGCCATCTAATTGTTTAAGGTGATTATATAACCACCATGTACTTATTTATAATATATTTAAACTCAATTCAAATTAATTAGAATGTTCCGCCATCAATAGTTCCCGTAGCTGTAGGAACGCCTGACGAATTGAATCCCATAACCTGGTATTGAGTACCTGTTTCGAACTCAAGAGCTGTACCGCCAGTGTTGGCTATGAGTACACCGTTGGATGTAAATGCACTTAATCCTGTACCACCATGTGCTACTGCAACATCTGTACCTTGCCAAACACCTGTAGCAATAGTACCAAGTGTTGTTATTGTATTTTGACCGGAATATGTATTTGCAATAGTAATCGCATCAGCACTTACAGTAATTTTATCTGCCGTACCAACTGCATTAATTGTATTACCAGTTTTTGTTAAACCATTTCCAGCTGTAATTTGACCTGCGCCAGAGAAT